TGGTGTCCTATTCTCAAGGGACTGATGGAAGAAACCTTTTGGAACAGGTAGCTTTTGTAGCTAGAGTTTCCAATCCAGCAAATCAAAATAATAATGAATCAGCAGAAAAACTGGTTCGTTACTTAATCACACACCAACACTGGTCACCACTTGAGATGGTGAATATTTGTTTAGAAATAAACACTACACGGGACATAGCTAGGCAAATCCTTAGACATAGATCATTTTCTTTTCAAGAATTTAGCCAAAGGTATTCTGTAGTAGATTTTGGTATTGCCGGTTCTAATTGGGTCAGTCGTGAAGCAAGATTACAAGACCAAAAGAATCGCCAAAATTCAATTGAAACTAAAGATTTAGGATTACAAGAAACATGGAAAACTCAACAGAGTTATGTGACATATGCTGCTGAAAAAGCATATCTTTGGGCCATTGAAAACGGTATAGCAAAAGAACAAGCAAGAGTGGTTTTACCAGAAGGACTAACAGCATCTCGTCTTTATATGAACGGTACCTTGCGTTCTTGGGTACACTATATACAACTCAGGAGTGCAAACGGAACACAGAAAGAACATCAAGAAGTTGCTATAGCATGTGCAGAAGCAATTAAGCCTGTTTTTCCTATGATAGAAGAATTCGTACAACAATAATAAGGTAGAAGAAATGGAATATTTAGGAATCAAGATAGACTTAGAGAGAGATAAACTATTTGACGAACTTGGAGTGAAAAGACTTAAAGAGTCTTACATGAAAGATGATGAAGAATCACCACAGCATAGATTTGCTTTTGTATCAAAAGCTTTTGCGAGTAATCCAGAACATGCTCAAAGGCTGTATGAATATAGTAGTAGACACTGGCTATCTTATTCTACGCCTATTCTTTCTTTTGGTCGTTCTAAGCGTGGAATGCCTATATCTTGTTTTCTCAACTACATTGAAGATACTGCGGAGGGACTAGTTGATAATCTATCTGAAACAAATTGGCTTAGTATGCTCGGTGGCGGTGTTGGTATTGGTTTCGGTATCCGCTCTGCTGATGATAAGTCAACAGGAGTCATGCCGCACCTCAAAATTTATGATGCTTCATCGTTGGCTTATCGCCAAGGACGAACACGCCGTGGTTCGTATGCTGCTTACCTCGATGTCAGTCATCCTGATATCATTGCTTTCTTAGAAATGCGTAAACCAACAGGTGACCCTAATGTCCGTTGCCTAAATTTGCATCATGGAATTAATATCACCGATGATTTCATGAGCATCATTGAAAACTGCATGTTGGATTCAAATGCAAATGATGATTGGGAACTCAAAGATCCACATACGGGTGAAGTAAGAGAAATTGTATCAGCAAAACATTTGTGGCAAATGATTCTTGAATTAAGAATGCATACTGGTGAGCCATATATTCATTACATTGATACGAGCAACAAACATCTACCTGAATTCCTAAAAAACAAAGGATTGAAAGTACATCAATCAAATCTTTGCAGTGAAATTATTTTACCTACTGATGAGGAACGAACAGCCGTGTGTTGTTTATCTTCATTGAACTTGGAGACTTATGATGAATGGAAAAATGAACCCACATTCCTCAGAGATGTTGCTGAGATGCTTGATAATGTGCTACAGTATTTTATTGATAACGCTCCTGACACAATCAGCCGTGCAAAGTATTCTGCATCCCGTGAGCGTAGTATTGGGGTTGGGGCTCTCGGCTTTCACGCTTACCTCCAACGTAATAATATTGCTTTCGAAGGAGTCATGGCTAAAGTCGCCAACAACAGAATCTTCAAACACATAAGAGGAGGATTAGATAATGCAAATCTTGAACTCGGTAAAGAACGTGGTGAAGCACCCGATGCTATGGGTACCGGCCGTCGTTTTTCTCATCTCATGGCTATCGCACCAAATGCTTCTAGTTCCATTATTATGGGGAACACTAGCCCTAGCATCGAGCCTTATCGTGCTAATGCTTACAGGCAAGATACTCTCTCTGGTGCTTATCTCAACAAGAACAGATGGCTCGATCAACTCATCAAATCCAAAATAACTGATGAACAAGAATATAATGATGTGTGGTCAAGCATTATTGCAAATGATGGTTCGGTTCAGCATTTAGATATGCTAGATGAAAATGAAAAAGCAGTATTCAAGACTTCCATGGAAATTGATCAGCGTTGGGTGATTGATCTTGCAGCAGATAGACAAAACTATATCGATCAAGCACAATCTCTAAATCTATTCTTTAGACCAGATGCACATATCAAGTATATTCATGCTATTCATTTTATGGCATGGAAGAAAGGCCTAAAGACACTCTATTATTGCAGAAGTGAAAAGATAGGTAAAGCAGATAAAGTATCAAAACGAATTGAGAGACAAGTAATTAAAGAACTAGACATGACACAAATTGCACAAGGTGATGATTGTTTAGCTTGCCAAGGTTAGACTTCACACAAAATCATGTGAAGTATAAATAGTTCATAGGAGGATTCTATGAACTATCAAAAAATATATGATAACTTAATTTTAAGTAGAAGTAACCAAACAGTCAAAAAAGATGAATATTATGAAAAACATCACATAATTCCAAAATGCTTAGGCGGATCGAATGATAAAACGAATTTAATATTATTGACTTATAGAGAACATTATCTTGCTCATTTACTATTATGTAAAATACATAAAAAACACTCAGGAATACAATATGCATTTTTATGCATGTTGAGAAAACAACCTGCAGGACAAAGAATATTAACCTCTAGAATGTTTGATACGATAAAAAGAAATTTTTCAAAGTTTAAAAGATGGCATATAAAAATCCACAATCCAGGAAAAACAAAAAAATCTAGAGATTTAGCTAGAAAAAGAATGACAGAAAATAATCCTTTATCTATAGATCCAAGTAAAAATAGAACATGCCAGCCGATAAGAATACATTTTACAGATAAAACAACAAAAGACTTTAAATATGCAAAACAGTATTGTATTGAGAGTGGTATGCCCTATGCGACAATGAAACATTTGTTGAGAAATAATGTTGGATCAAAAAAACATAATATTGAAAAAATAGAAAGACTTGAGAAGTGAAAACTATTGCTATATTCATGCATCAGCCATATTGCTCGGTGCAATCGGGCAATGGTATAATGAAAGCTTTAACTCCTTATTATAGATTTAAAATATTTACTAAACATGAACTTGAAACCAACTTTTTTGATGACGTTGATATGGTGTGTATACCTGGTGGATTTGGTGATGCTAGTAAGTTTGATATGTGCTTTACCAATAACACTGATTATATCACCAGATTTGTACAATCAGGTGGTAAGTATCTCGGAATATGCATGGGCGGTTATTGGGCCAGCTCATATTATTTTAATTTTTTATCTGATGATTGTAACGCCGTACAATACATCAAAAGACCAAACACAGACACAAAACGACCACATGCTAAACATTTGCAAGTATTGTGGGAAGACCAATTAGAAAGAATGTATTTCTACGATGGTTGTGCAATCACTGGTGATGAAAGTAATTTTGAAACAGTGGCAAGATATATGAATGGTGATCCTATGGCTGTCATACAAAACAACATAGGTATAATAGGATGTCATCCCGAGAGCGAAGTTCATTGGTATGATTCTTATAGTTGGATGAAAGGAAAATATCATGACGGTAAACATCATAAGCTTTTGCTTAATTTTGTTAACAAGCTAATGGAAAAATAAAATGGCACATTTAGTAGCAAACATACCACCAATTCACTGTTATATTCGTAAAGAGTTTCTTTATGACTTTGAGAAAGGTCATGGGGAATATGAACCTTGTATATGGGTATCAATTAAAAGTATTCGTGGTCAAGCATTTAGAATAGAAAGTTACTTACCGAATTATGGCGCACTTTATGACAAACTACCTCTCCATGCGTTTGTATCACGCAAGGAAAATCTTGAAACACAGACTTTTTTACCTTTAGATACACTGCAAATTTGGGATTGTTTTAGTTATGACTTTACTGTTATACAAAAAGCTTTTCTGAGAAATCTTACAGCAAAGTTCTATGCAAAAGATAAACAATTTTATTCTGGTAATTATCTTTTCACTGTTGATCATTCTGCACCCGATTTGAACATTATAGATACGAGTTATGCTGAGTGGCCTGAAGATCATAAAAGTTTTAATTTTATTGAACTAGACAATGGGCAGTATGCTGCACAACCAAACAACCGTTGTTTATTCTTGGATGCAGCAAGTAATCCAAAGCAACTAAAGTTTCCAGACTTTAAAGTTTGCACAAAGAAATATGTCGTTGAACAAAATCCAAAATGGAGCTTGGGCGACACAGAAACAATAATGTACGAATAGAGGACAAAAATAAATGATCAAAAAAGCATCACAACAAAAACTAACAGAAAATAGAAACTACTTTAAACCTTTTAATTACCCTTGGGCATACGAAGCTTGGTTAAAGCATGAACAATCACACTGGTTACACACTGAAGTCCCGATGCTTGAGGATGTCAAGGATTGGAAAAAGAAGCTTACTGATTCTGAGAAAAACTTTCTCACTCATATATTCAGATTTTTTACTCAGGGTGACATTGATGTTGCAGGTGGCTATGTTAATAATTACCTACCTTATTTCCCTCAGCCTGAAGTAAGAATGATGTTAGCAGGCTTTGCTGCAAGAGAAGCATTACATATTGCCGCATATTCACATCTAATTGAAACACTAGGCTTACCTGAAACTACATACAATGAATTTTTAGAATATGAGGCTATGCGTGAAAAACATAATTACATCCTTGATATTAGCTCACAGAATAGCAATGCTATTACTACTGCTACTAATATTGCAGTATTCTCTGCTTTCACCGAAGGGATGCAATTATTCAGTTCCTTTATCATGCTACTTAACTTCCCACGCCAAGGTAAGATGAAAGGTATGGGTCAGATTGTTACATGGTCAATTGTAGATGAAACACAACATGCTGAGTCTATGATTAAATTATTCCGTACTTATGTTGAAGAAAATAAAGAAATATGGAACGATCACTTGAAGTCTCAAATTTATAAAATTGCAGAAACGATGGTTGAACTTGAAGATAAGTTTATTGACCTTGCATTTAACACTGGAGGTATTGAAGGCTTATCTGCAAATGATGTGAAAATGTACATTCGTTATATTGCTGACCGAAGATTAATTTCTCTTGGTCTAAAAGGTATCAATAAAGTCAAAAGAAATCCTCTACCTTGGGTAGAAGAAATGATTAACGCACCAACACACACCAACTTCTTTGAAAATAGAGCAACAGACTATGCAAAAGGTGCTCTAGCTGGTGATTGGGGTGATGTTTGGGCACACTAAGGAAATCAAATGAACGATAAAGCAATAACAGCAGAATGTCATAGCTGCGAATCATCATATCAAATTAACTATACAGAAGAATTTGTGTCTCAAGAATATCCAGAGCATTGTCCTTTCTGTGGGGAACTCATCGAAGAAATTGAAGAAGAATATATAGAAGATGAGGACTCTGAAGATGATGAAGAATGGAATTAAATTGGAAATATAATAACGAAGATTTTACGGAAGACTTGATTGGTGATAACTACGGATTCGTCTACGAGATTATAAATCTCACGAATAAAAGAAAATATATAGGCAAGAAATTTTTTTACTTTGCCAAAACCAAACAAGTCAAAGGTAAAAAGAAAAAAGTGAAAGTAGCTAGTGATTGGCAAACTTACTATGGTTCTAACGCAGAACTGCAAAATGATGTTATACTACACGGGAAAGAAAACTTCTCCCGTCAGATATTGCATTTATGCAAATCAAAAGGTGAATGTGGATATTTGGAAGCAAAAGAGCAGTTTGTTCGTGGTGTAATGGAAAGCAATGACTATTACAACACATGGATAATGGTAAGAGTTAGAAAATCACATATTAAGGCGTACAATGCTAGAATTTCTGAGAGAACTGAAGAATGATCGGTTTGATGCAGTATTTTTTATGCCTGGACCAGAAGAAGATATGGTAAAAGTCGAGGCAGCAAAATATAAAATACCAGGAGAAGATGTCGATAGATGTGATCTGGGAAATATGTATCATATAGTACTATTCAAACAGGATAATGAAGGACATCCTATAGATCCTGATCTGTTTGAAGCTATCCTGATTGAACCTTTGGAATATATTTCTAGAGTTATAAAATGCGA